AGGGTGTTCTCCGCCTTCACGTCGTCCTCGTGTGGTGAGAGCAGCGTGAGGACGATCCGAGCGCGCAGCGCGCCGAGCGGGGCCTCGGGGAGCGGGTCCAGCTCGAGCAGCTTGAACACGAGCGTCGGGACGGTGATCGCCGCCGGGGTGTCCTGGTTCGGGATGTACCGCCACGCCGGCGACCCATCCGGCCGCTTCGGCAGCAACGGCTTGAGCTGCGCGGAGAACCACGCCCGCAGGTCAGAGGACATGAGGCTTCCCATCCACCGGGCGGATGATCTGCTTGATCGTGCGGTCGAGCGGCCGAGGCTGGAACACGAACTCACCTTCACCGAGGTTCCCCGCCTGCGAGACCGTGCCCGCCGTCAGCAGGTTCTTCGCCTGCTGCAACTGCGCATACACGTACCGGGTCGGCACGCCGTCGCCGTCCGCCGGGCCGGCGACCCACTTGAACGTCCCCGGGCCGGTGATCGGCTCGAGGCCCGTCGCGGTGACGTTGATCCCGAGCGCCCCGAACTCCGCGACCTCGACGATCGACACTTGAACAGCGCGGTCGACGATGGACTGGTAGACGGTCCCGATCGGGCCGAACAGGTCCGGCAGTGGGAGTCTGGCTTCCTCGTCGGGGTCGGCGATGGTGACGTCGGCGGTCACGATGTCGCCCTCGCGGGTGAGGGTCGCGGTCGACCCGAGCGGCCATGTGAGCGTGGCCGGCTCGTAGACGGCCGGGGTGTCGGCGGGAGCGTAGGCGATCACCTGTTCGCGGGCGACCTCGAGGATCATTCCGCACACCTCGAGGTTCTCGATCGGTGCGTCACTCCACGCGGCGAGCAGCCGCGTCTCGTCGGTCGCAGTGAACCAGGTGCTCATCGTCTACGCTCCCGCCGTCGCTCAGGCGTCCGCGACGCCGATGAGGGCGAGCGCCTCGGGCCGCTTCACGAACGTCTGAAGGTAGCCGTGCACGGCCTTGTCGATGCCACCGCGGGCGAGGTCGAGGGCGTCGACCTCGAGCAGGCCACCGGCGGGACGGTCGAAGTCGATCGCGTACGACGCGCCGACGAGCGCGGCGCCGGTGTCCTCGATGCCGATGTCGCCGTTCACGATCTGCACGTTGCCGTCGACTGTGCCCGTGCCCGCGGTGGACAGGGCGATGTTGACGAACGCCGGGAGGTTCTGCTCTCCGCCGGCGGCGTAGATCAGTTCCTCGAAGTCGATGTCGTTCACGATCGCGAACGTCGGGGTGTCGCGGCGGCCGTCCTTCTTGCGCTTCTTGACCGCGAGGATGCCCTGGATCAGGTGCTTCAGCGCGGTCGGGTAGTTGTCCGGCAGCGCGGGGCTGTTCGGCGCGATGGGCGCGCCGGCGGCGGCGACGGCGTAGGACAGCGCGAGGTCGTCCTGCCAGATGAGGTAGTCCTCCTGCTGCATGCGCAGGAACGCGAGCACGAACTCGAGCCCGCCCGAGAGATCCCAGAACTCCCGGCCGATGTCCTCGCCCATCGCCCAGTTGTCGCGGACGCTGCTGTGCTCGGTCACGAATCCCTTGTTGGACTTGATCGCGGTCTTGTTGCCGGCCCACGTGCCGTCCATCGGCGCGTCGAGCGGCGCGGCCGCGGTACCGCGGTGCACCTTGTAGCCCTTCTTGCCACCGATGCTGATCTCGGTTCCGGGGTTGAAGAGCGTGATGTACTCCTGCACGTAGGTGATCCCGGCGGCGATGTCGCCCATCCAGGTCGGCTGGATGGCGGCGCCGGCATCGCTGATCACGATGTCCTGCAGTGCAGCGAGCACCTCGACGGCCTGCCGGTCGGCGCGGTTGTTCTTCACGGCGGCGATCGCGCTCGCGATCTCCTGACCGGACGGGCCGCGGGATGCAAGCACCGCGGTGCTGCCACCCCCGTTGGGTGCGATGGTGCCGGGGACGGCCCCGGCCTGGACGGTTTCCTGCTCGGCCACGGTGGGCTCCTTTTCGGTGTCGGCCGAGGTGATCTCGGTCTCGGTGGATGTGGTGACGGTCGTGGTCTGGGTGCCGCCCTCGACGTCCTCAGTCGTCGAGGAGGACTCGTAGACGCGCTTGTACTTGCGGCCGTCCTCGTCGGTGAAGATCGTCTCGGCCCGGTCCTGGTAGTCAGCAGCGCTGTCGTCGGCGAGTTCGGCGAGCACGCGGGCGGATGGGAACGCGCCGGCCACGACCTGCGCCGCCGCGGCGAGCACGCCGTTGCGGGCGATGCGCTGCGCGTCGATGTCGGTCTTGAACTCGGCCGACAGAGACCGGCGGGAGGTGTCGGCGAGGGCGGCGTCACCGGCCGGGGTGCGTCCGATGCTGAACGTCGCCATGATCCCGCGGGCTGTCTCCCAGAGGCGGGTCGCGCGGCCGACCGGCTGGTAGCGGTCGTGGTCAATGTTGAGGGTGACCACGGACGGGTCGGCGGGCAGCTCGATCGACCCGGCCTGGACGGTGAAGCGGCCGGCGTTCGTGCGCCCCTCCTCGTTGAACGGGATCAACAGTCCCGTCATGGAGCGGTCGTCGAGGTCGGCGAGAATCTCGCCGCCCTGGATGGTGATGTCATGCATGGTCAGTCCTCGCTTGTCTGCTGCTCGGGTGGGGTCGGCACGGCCAGGAACCGGGACGTGTCGAGTCGGATCAGGTGCCCCGGCGCGCACACGTCGTCCAGCGACATGCGGGCGCCGATCGCTCCGGCATACTTGCGGACGCCGAAGTCCCACACCTCGGAGCGCTGCGCCCCGTTCTGCACGCCCGTGTACCGCATCTCGGTGCCACCGCCGGACCCGCCCTGCCGGACGCCCTCGAGCATCGACGCGGGCAGGCCGGCATGGTTGGCGAGGTCGAGGCGGTTCGCGTTGCGGCCGGTCTCGAACAGGTCGGTGGGGATCGCGCCCGACACGTCGACATCGACGTAGGTCGGCTTCATCGCGACGGCACCGCCAGCAGCCGACCGCGCCGCGATCCACTTCTGCCGGAACTCCTCGCGCTCGTCCCAGCCCCACCCGTCCCAGATGTCCTTGTCGACGGTGAGGATGGTCTGCGCGATGGGGTTGTCGATGCGGTCGCGGTAGGCGTCGGCGATGGTGCGGGCATCCTTGATGTCGTTCAGCGCGTCGACGAGCATCCCGTTCTTGCCGTACCCGAGCCGGATCGGGACGACGCGCTGCCGGTAGCGGGCGTCGATCCGTGCGTTCACGGTGATCGTGCCGTCGTCCCCGATGTTCCACAGCGCCCGCGGGATGTGCAGCGCGTCGACCGGCAGCCTGTCCGTGCCGAGCTCGAAACCGATCGCCGCCCACCCGGACATGAACAGGTCGGACGCGACCGCCCAGCGCAGGTCGTACGGCGGGATGCCGGTCTTCGTGTTCGTCAGCCACTCGGGCTGCTTCTCGAGGCGGGTCGGTACCAGCTCCCCCGTGTCCGGATCCTCGACCATGCGGGTGCCGTCGTACGCGACCCACGGCATGTCGGCGATGACGGAACAGATCACGTCGTGCGCCCGGTCGACCGCCGGCACCCGGAACGCGGTGTCGCGGGTGATCGCGTCAGGGGCGACCGGCAGCGCGTCGGCGACGAACATCGAGTGGATGCTGTCCTGCGGGGAGTACCAGGACAGCAGACCACCGGTCACCGCCGACGCGGCCGGGCCGAGGAACAGATCACGGAAGAATCCCACGCCTCAGAGCGTGGACCCGACCTTACACATTCATGATTCGGGTCGGCGTGTCGGCATCTTCCGGATGCCGTCGCGCGTACATCTTCGCCGCGTTCCGCGCCCTGTATTCCCCACGGTGCGCGCGCGCCTCGTGACCGGATGCCGACTGGTGCGCGCCGCCCATCGTGGCCGCGAAAGCATGCCAGTGCGGGCATGCGGTGCAGCTGATCGTGACGCCGCCGGCGGACTTCTCGAGGCGGATGCTGGGTCGAGTCATGGTCTGCTCCTCAGAAGTGGAATGCGTCGGCGGGGTTGACGTGGGTGGGTGCGTCGGCGAGGAACCGCAGCGCGAGCGCGGCGGCCTCGAGCGGTGTCACGTCGGCCTCGGGGTCGTCCTTCGGCGCGCCGAACCGCCACGTGCCGTAGTTCCCGAACGCCTGCCGGGTCGCGATCCGCAGCGCCTTCTCGAGCGCCGGCGTCGCGAAGATGATCAGGTCGTCGTCCTCGAGGGCCTTCATCAGACCGACCGCCGACCCGGGGATGTCGGCCGGCTTGGTCGGCTCGAGCCTCGGTCGCGGGCTCGCCTTGGCCAGCTCGTGCTCGGCGATCTGCTCCGTGTACCCGCGCTTGTCGTACCACAGCGTCGTCGGCCGGCGGCGCAGCCTGACGAGCACCTCGCGCGACAGGCCGGTGGTGCCCTGCTGCCACCACCACAGCGCGACCGCCCGCTTGCGGATCACCTCGCCCGTGGCGGCAGTCACCAGGTCGCCGTCTTCCTCGTGCTCCCACGCGACCGCGAGGGATGCCGCGTGACCGAGGTGGTGCACCTTGAGCGCGGCAGCGAACCGTGCCGGCGGCTCGGGCGGAACGCCCTTGCGCAGCGCGCGCTCGAGCATGGCCGGCGGGATCGCGACATCCGCCGCGCCCTCGAATCCGAACTGCCCGCCGTACTCGATCAGGAAGTCGTCAAGGTTGCTGAACTTGTCGAACGACCGCTTGGGGGCGTCGGTGAGCGTGGTGAATCCGAGGCCCGGGTGCGTGGCCTCGATCCACTCCCGCATCCGCCCGCCCGTCGCGCCCGTCTTCGGGTGCGGGATGTCCGGCTCCCACGAGACGAGCTGCGCGCGGTCGATGTTCTCCGGGATGCCGTGCCAGAGCACCGCGGCGTCCTCGTCGTGCAGGTTCTCCCACAGCAGTTGGCCGGTGCGATACTTGGCGCCGGTCCCGGCGAGCACGAACTGCGAGCCCGGCTTGGTGTCCATCGTCGGGATGACGGCGCGGTTCACCTCGTCACCCTGCTCGACATCCGCCTCACCGGCCTCGTCGCCGAACGCGAAGTCGAATCCGCCGGATCGGAACATGTCGCCATTCGGCGTGCCGACGCGCAGCAGCGCGCCCGTGTCACGGAACTCGAGCTGCTCCCCACCCTTCGATAGACCGATCGTGATCGGGCTCTTGCGACGATCCGGCCACAGCTTGTCGAGGTGCTTCACGATGTCCTCGCGGAACCGCTGCCCCGCCTTCATCCCGGTCGTGAACATCGTCCACCCCACCGTGTAGTCCTCCCGCGACCAGCAGCGCCCCATCATCACCGCCTGCACCGCGGTCGTCTTCGTCGACCGGCGCGGCTCGAAGATCACGTTCATGAACCGCCCGGCCGCGAGCAGATCGGCGACCATGAGCTGCATCGGCGACGGACCCCACCCGAGATCGCCGGCACGTTGCCGCTCGTCGAGGCGCAGCAGCCGCGCCCCCTGGATGAACTCACCCCGCGACTGCTCGGTGGTCACCAGCGCGTCGAGCCGGATCGGATCGAGATGGTTGATCCGCGACCGCCACTCGAGCCAGTTGCCCTCGTCCCACAGATCGGCCAGCGTCGGCGTTGCGCTCATGAGAATCTCCAGTTCAGGGGGAAAAAGTGCTTATGGAGCCGAAGGCGGGGGTTGCACCGACCCTCAAAAAAGACCGCCGTCACCACGGCGCGAGCCCGTCGCCGCCGCGCTGACCAGCCGGCCGAGCCGGGTGAGCTGGTGCCGATCGGCCGCGCCGCGAGTTCGTAACGGCGGCACCCATCCGGCCACCGTCGCGACGGTTGCACGGCACGCACTCGGGTGCGAGGTTCGACCGGCCGTGACCACCGTCCGGGTCGAGGTGCCCGACGTCGAACGGCATGCCCGGCTCGATCACTCGACCGCAGCGCCAGCACCGAACCTCGGTGCCGAGCCGCCAGGCACGACGCACCTGTGCACGCACGATCCGGGCGTTGCGCAGGTACTCGGGATCGCGATGCTTGCTCGACACGATGAGACTCCGATCCGGTCCACGTGGTCAGCCCGGTCAGGGCAGTGGCCCTACTTCTCTCTGTTCTTTTCTTTGCGCGAGAGTAAGTAGAGATAGGGCTGACCGGGCTGACCAGCCCGCCCCCCGCCTGCGATGCAGGGCTGACCACAGGCCTGACCGCACCCTGACCACAGGGCTGACCACCTCGGTGGTCAGAGCGAAGCTCCTCATTCCGTGGGGCGCGGGGAGCGGGGCGTGCGGCCCTGGCCTGACCACCGGTCAGCCCTGACCACACCACGGCGCTCACCCGGTCACCGTCGAGAGTGTGACGCCGATGCCCTGGTAGTAGTGCACGCGGGAGCCGCCGACGCGGGGACGGGTGGCGGTGACGCCGCGCTGCTTGAGCCGCTGCGCCAGGGACGAGTGGTTCATCACCTGGTAGCCGTTGCGGCGCGACCAGGCGGCGTAGGCCTTGTAGACGTCTTCCTTCGGGCTGGACTGATCCTCACCCACCCACACGGCGTCGTCCTCGTCGAGCCAGGTCAGGAACGGGTCGGCCTCGTCGTGCATGCGCGTGGTGGCTTCCTGGACGGCATCCGGTGGCAAGAACCGGCCACGGGTCATCAGCCGGCGCAGACCCTCCATCGCATAGTTGAAGATCGCCGGTATCTCGTCATGCAGCACCGACTCGTCGTACAGCGGCCCGGTGGCGCCCTCGGCCTCGACCTTGTTCGGGAACTCGATCACCATCCACCGACGCCGCCACCCGTAGCTGTTGTCGGAGGTGCGGAAGAACTCATTCGCGGCGAACAGCGGCACCGCGTACGGCACGAACTCGAACGCCTGCCCGTGCTTGTACGCGGCGTTGATCGAGTCGCCGCCGGTGATCTCCTTGAGGATCTGCGGGTCGCGCAGGAACGCGGACGAGAGGTCGCCGCTGATGTTCGCGATCTTGCCGTAGAGGTTCGCCGATGAGAACCGGTCCTCGACGAGCTGGTGCATGCTCACGCTCGAGTAGTTCGACTTGCCGAGCATCGCCCGGATGAGGCGCATCAGCGTGCCCTTGCCGTCACCACCACCGCCGAACAGCATGATGATCTTCTGCAGCGGGTTGCCCGTCATCAGCAGGTAGCCGAGCACCTCCCACACGTGCCGGATCAGCTCGTCATCGTCACCGAACACCTGCACGAGCCACGTCTTGAACTCGTGCGGCAGCGCGGTCTCGTCATAGGTGATCGGGAGCTTGGTCAGCGCGCCGAGCATCTCGTTATGCGGGGTCAGGCGGTCCTCGGCCCACCAGTAGACGCCGTTCTCGAGCACCACGTAGTCGAGGTAGCCGCGCGGGAGCTCGGGCAGACCGACCTCGGGCAGATCGATGTTCAGCAGGTGCGCGGCCGCTTGAGTCTCGACATTGCGGGTGTACGACGACTTCAGCGCCGCAGCGCACCGGCGAGTCACCACCCGCTCGTCACGCACGTACACGCCGTCCCGGTACTCGTAGAGGTTGCCTGCGAAGTCGCGGCCGAGCTTCGTCGGCGAGTGCGCGATGTGATCCGCGAGCAACGTCGCATCGAACCGGCCGGTATCGGGATGCAGGAACGACGGCATTACCAGAGCGCCCCATCCTCGAGTACGTGCTCGGTGATCCACCAGTCAAGGTCGATCCAACTGAGGTCGCCGCCGGCATGGCGAAGCGTGTAGCGTGTCTCGCCGTCGCGCTCGAACGCTCCGATGACGGTCACGACGCCGCGGAACTCCTCGGGCTCGTCGTGGCCGGCGACCATGCAACCCGCGGCCGGGCACCAGTGTGTGTGCCGCAGTGCATACCGGATGCGATCGCCCTCGGCAGGCACGTACCCCTGAGGCTCACCCGGCCGCCGCCGGTGGAAATCGTCCGAGGTCACGAGCGGCCACGGTGCCGGGATCGTGGCATCCGCCCTGCACTCAGGCATCCGAACTCCCAACCTCGCGAGCGGCCATCAGGTAGTCGAACACCTTGACCAGATAGCGGGCTTCGCCGCCGAAGCGTTGGCGCGCCCAGGCTTGACCCGCTTCGCCCAGGTCTTCGGCATCCATCCCGGCGTCGTATGCGCCGATGATGTCAGCGACGTCCTGCCAGCGATCAGCCATGGTTGCTCCCGTCCTCGCGGTTGGTACTGCTCTCCATCCGCACGATGTCGTTCCACAGGTCGTGGTGTGCGGCATAGAGCGCGTCGGATGCGGAGTCACCCAGCGCATCGTTGAACATCAGTTCCTGGCCGTCCTTATAGACCGTGATCCGCGCCTCAAACTCAGCCATGGTCGCTCCCGTTCTCGCGGTCTGGGGCGTAGTCGAAGGTGACGTACTCGCCTTCCCACGTCCAGTCCACGTCGCCATCCGGGAAGTCCTCGTCGCGCAGCACCAGCTCGTGCTCGACGCCTGCGTACGAGTCGGCCAGATCGGTCGCGTCGATCCACGGCTTGATCCAGCACTCGGCGTGGCTGGTGAACTCGTGGCCGCACGGCCAGTACTCGTGATCGCAGTCGTCCTCCGGGTACTGGTGGCACCATGCGTTCTCGTCGCCGGGGCAGATGAACTTGCCGCCCTCGATGCGGTGCTGCGCCGAGGGGAACGCCGACAGGTCGGGCATCGTCGGCTGCTCCGGCATCGGTGCGGGCACTCGGTCGCGACCTTCCAGCTTGTCGCACGCGGGGCACCCGAGAGTGTCGGTCTTCGTGATGTGGTCGTGCTCAGCCATCGCTCTTGCTCCCGTGCACGTGCACGGATGCTCCGGGCACGTGCGGCCCTCGCGGGCGTCGTGCTGGGACAGGTGCTCGCATGGCTGAGGGCAGATCTCGCGATCTGTGTCCCGCCATTCGTCGTCACGCTCGTGTCCGCGAAGGATGCCGAGCACGGCGCACGGACATCCGCCGTCGCCCGCCCAGTTCGGGCACAGCTCCTGGTCGCATCCGGTCATGACTCGCTCCCGTTCTCGCGGTCTGTAGCACGGGCATCGACCCTGCAGGCGACCCGCCAGGCGACGTAGAGGAACGCTCCGGCGAGGATCCATGCACCGTTGATGATCATGAGCCGGCCTCGTCTCTCGGCCACGAGGTCTGATCCCAGAGCCCGTCGACGAGACGCTCGAGCACGGCGCGCGCGTCGTCGAGCTGCATCCGGATCGCCTCGTGATCCCACATCGCCTGCGGCTTCTCGGGCAGGTAGCCGAGGTAGAACTGCACCTGGTGCACGTGGTTCAGCGCCGCCTTGACGTCGAGCCACACCGACAGCTGACCGTGATCCGGCCGCGGGTCCGGGAAGATCAGCGCGTGCGTGCCGTCCGGGTTGTGCCGGACGCTGATCGCACCCGTGATGTCCGCGACGCCTGCGGTGCACTCACCACACCGCAGAAACGTCAGCGCGTTGTTCTCACTCCGTCTGGCCATAGCCATTCCCCTGTCTCTGGGTCTCGTCCTTGGGATGCCCGCATGAACTGCTCGTGCAGCTCCTCGGGCGTGTAGTTCGCCGCCGCGTACCAGTGGTCGCGGTCGACCGTGAGCCGGGACACCTCCGCCTCGAGGTGCTCGATCCGGACTCGCATGTACAGCCAGGTCTCGTGGCTGATGTGCGGGCGGGTGGAGCCGACCGGGAACGTGCGGTGAGTCCGGTCGCCCACGACGTCACCGGGCCGCACACAGGAACACCACCACGACCAGGCTGATCGCGAGCATCCCGACCACGGCGCCGAGCGCAGCGGCCAGGTGCTCGCGCCGCGTCACGTGCGGCACGTACGTGCGCCGGCGGCTCACGAGGCCGGCTCCCACGGCTCACCCGCGACGATCGCCTCGACATCGGCGGCGGCGTAGCGTCGATGACCACCGCCCGGTCGGATAGCGCGAATCTCGCCCTTGTCGGCGAGGCGAGCGACTGTGTCGACGCTGACACCGAGCGCGGAAGCGGCCTCGCCTGGCTTGAGCCAATCGGAATCCCGACTATCTGTCGTCTTCATGGTTATGCACCATACCCGACAATCAGTCGGATATCGCAAAACCCGTAGTTCTCTTGCGTGTTTGCGGGATTTACTGGATACTCGTGGGTATGCAGACGACACGCCAGCGAAACACGCCGAGCCGCGACATCGACGCCGAGATCGGTCGTCGCGCTCACATGCTCATGTGGGATGCCAAGCGGAAGCAGGGTGAGGTAGCCGAGCAGATCGGCATCCACTCGGATTCCCTGAGCCGCAAGCTCAAGGGCACCACTGGATGGGCGGCATCCGAGCTCGTCGCGATCGCGGGTGTGCTCGGAACGTCGGTCAGTTACCTGGTGGGGGAAGCAGAAGACCCCCACCCTGGTATGGGTGGGGGTCTTCGGGGATCGCTCCCCGGCTTGGACTCGAACCAAGAACCTGCCGGTTAACAGCCGGCTGCTCTGCCAATTGAGCTACCGAGGATCATGTTCCC